TTCAGTTCAATGCGAGCCATTGCTATGGGTCTCCTGTTGGCTAACTGTCGAAGTAACCGACGTAGCGGGCGTCGATCATCACCTGCTTCTGCCGGTCGGTCTGATCGGTCTGCCCGAAGTGGAAGATTCGCACGGCGTCGTTGCGTCCGGTGCGCGGTAGCAGGCAGCCCACCAGGCTGCCGTCGTCGCCCGGCTGGTCACCGAGCCGCGTCATGGGGATCGGGCCGTCCAACGCCGCGTGGAACTGCCCAACAATCTGGATGATGTCGTACTGGTTGGCGTTGATCTCATAGCGGCTGGTGAAGAGCAGGTTGATGTCCACGCTCAACTCGTGGTAGTCGATGCTCAGTTCCCGCGTGAAAGGGCCGGACATGCGAATCTCGACCCGGGCGGGGGCTTCCATATAGGCGGTCGTCCGTTCGTCCAGCCCCTCGACCAAGGCCGGAATGTCGGCCTGCTGCGCGAGTTGCTTCATCAACGTCGCCACCGACGCAAACGCCCACCGTGCCCAATTGGGATCGACCGCCATCGGAGCACCTATGGACTGCTGAGGGAGTTGTCTTGGATCGCAAGCTGATCGGAAGTCGAGAGCCGCGTTATCCGCATGTTGCAGACTTCGACCCGCCCTTGGAGTTCCTTGGCGATCACCAGCCAGGCCCGGTGGTATTCGTAGTCCGTCACGCTCTCGATGTCGTAGTGGCGATCGTTGAAGACGATCCAGTCGTCCTTCTTGAGCAGCAGGTCACAGGGAACTTCCGAGCGATCGAACAAAAAGTGCCGGCCACCCGTGTCGAAGGAAGAGCCTTGCACGATGGCTCGGTTGGCCGCCATCGCTCCAGCGTTCTGCCGCACCTCCCGCTGCCGTTTCTCGGGAAGCACCACCACGCGCGGCACCTTCCACTGCACAATCTGCCACTGCGTCTGGCCGGTGGTTGGGTCCGCCTGGACCTGCAACTTGCGGCGGACCACCACCGTCACGCCATGCTGGCGCTTGTGGACGTACATCGCCAGCCGCATGAAGCGATTGTGGATCGGGTTGACCTGGTGCATGGCGCTATCCTTCGGGGCACTTGTGTCGCAGGGGGCACTCGAAGCGGTCGCCCAGGGCCTTTTCCAATCGCTCCATCATGGCCGTGTTCTGCGCGATTACGTCGGTGCAGCGTTCGACCATCGGCAAGAGCACGTCCCGCTGCTCGTCTTCCAGTTTGGTAATCCGGTCGCTCATTCGCAGTTCGCGGAGCCAGTTCTGCCAGAAGAAAAACGCCACCACGATCGCCAGTGGCCCGTACTGTTTCAGTAGCGGCCACAAATAAGTCATGTCCATGCCGAAGCCTCCATTCAAAGGCCGCCGGGCCGGGATAACCCCGGCCCGGCGGATTGCAATGCCGACTTAGCCCTGGAGCACGACGCAGAGGCGGTCGTCCAAGACGGCCACGCCCGCGAGGATGTCCAGGTTAACCACCGTGCCGCCGTTGGCGATGCTGTACTGCATCGAGACCCGCATGGCGATGTCGTTGTAGACTCCGACGTGCGACAGCACACCCATCGCGTTGTTGGGGATGGCCAGGGGGCGGGTGACCAGGGCGATGGCGTTCCGATGGAAGGCCAAATTCAGCGCGCCGGCCGGCCCGGGATAGCACTTGTCGCCGCTGGCGACAGCCTGCTCCAGCGGCCGATCCACGTAGATCGTCTGCTGGCCAGTGGCCGACAGGTAGGACTCGATCACGGTGTAGGTCACGCGGCCCGCACCCGTGCCGAAGGCGACCAACTGCCCGATTTGCGGGGCGGCGGCCCAGCCGGTCAGGACGATCCCTTCCACGTAGCCCGCGGCGTAGGCACTGCCTGCGACGCACGCCTTGTAGACCGTCAACGGAGCGCTAGCGGCGGTGGCGTACTTGTTCACCTCGTTCAAGGTGATGGCCGTGGTGGCACCGGTCGCGGTGGTCGCGGCGGTGATGTAGGTCGGCTGGTCGTTGCCGGCCACGACGGCGAACTCGCCGATGTTTACGGCGTAGTCGGCCAGGGTGACGGCCTGCGACCCGCCGCTGCCGGCCGCCAGGGCGTTGGTGACGGTGCCCGTCACGTCCGCGTCAGCGTTGGCCAACGAAGGGCTGTTGACGTTCTGGTCCATGTAGGTGTCGAACCCCAGAATCCGTCCCAAGGTGGCGCTTTCCAACGCCGTGCCGAAGTCGCCGCGCATCTGGGCGGCGATGAACAGCTCGTTCTTCAACAGCGCCGTCTCGCTCACGGGAGCCAACACCAGGTTGCGGCCTTCCAACGGGGCCTTGTTGATGTTGAGCTGCTCGCGGGCCTCCAGCACATAGTCCTTGCTGTTCTGGCAGGACAGGTTGAGCAGCCGGCCGACGCGCCCGCTGGGGCCACCGTTGGCCAGGGCCGGGGTCAAGAAGGCGTGGACCCGGCCCAACACGGCGCGGTCCACCGAACGGGCGATCGTCATCATGCCCGGCCGGAGGTAGATGTCCACCAGGTCTTGGAAGGACTTGCTGGCCTCGCCGTCCTTGATGGTGAAGCTGGTGTAGAACCACTGGTCCAGCGGCACCTTGACGTTGGTCGCCGAGGCGTCTTGGTTCTGCAAGGGGTCACCGTCCGCCTTGCGGCGAATCTGGAAGGTGCCGGGCCGGCGGGTGTTCACCACGTCACCGAACTGGCGGATTTCGTTCTCGAAGTCGCGGTGGACCAGGTTGGCGATCACCATGTTCTCCTGGAGAATCGCCAAGCCTTCCGAGGCCCACAGTTCCGGGATGAAGGCGGTGTTGTCGTTATCGTAAGAGACGATCACCGCGGGGGAGAGGTACAACGGATTCATCGTGTTACTCCGTAGTTGTCAGATCAAGAAACACAAGAAGCCGCAACGTGCGGCTTCTTGACGACGAACCCCTGATGAATATGGACTAGCGGCCGAGCTTGCCCTTGGGGGCACGCAATCCGAGCAATTCAGGGTTCTTGGCCCGGATTTCCATGTACTGCTGTTGACTCAGCTTTCGCACGTCAATCTTGCCGCCTCCCGACGCAAGGCCGCCGGTTGCCGAACTTGAGCCGATGCCGCTGACCGCACCGGACTTGAACAGGTTAGAGAACTTCGGAATGTCTTTCATTCGCTTCACCGCGCTCTCGGGCGTGTGCAGCGTCACGGTCGGTTCGCCGGTATTGGGATCGGCGTCTGGGAAGTCCACTACGACCTTGAACCTTCCCGTGCCCTTGCCCGATTTCTCGTCCGTAATCTCGGTCAACCGAGTCAGGGGGCGCAGCACGGCCATCATGGTCTCGGGGGTGAACGCCTCGCCGCCGACAGCGGCATCCAACAAGGCCCGCTCCACCGTGGTGTCACGATAGCGCTGCTCCCAATCCTTGGCGGCCTTCTCGGCATTGGTGATCTTGCCGGTCAGTTGCTCTTCGAGTTGCTTCTTCTCGTGAGACAACTGCTGTTCCTTGGTCCGCGTCTCCTTCCGCAGGTCTTCCAACTGCTGGGCCAACTGCTCGCGCTCTTGGACGGTCAGGTTCTTGGACGCTGCCGTCTCCTCAAGCATCTTCTCGACCCGCTGCAACTGTGCCTGGTGCTTCCGCTTGTCCTCGGCGAGGTACTTGTTCAAGTCGTCCTGGGTGAAACGGGCCTCGCCCGTACCGACTCCGGCACCTGCGCCCGCACCGGCAGCCGCGCCAGCGCCCGCACCAGCCCCGGCACCCGCGCCAACACTACCCTCGCCGGACACCGCGCCACCCTCGCCGTCGTAAGAAGTCAACACCGCACGCGACAGATAGAGACTGTTTTTCATCACTCTTCTCGCACACCCACGATTAAGGTGCAGACGCCGAGCGTCGTGGTCCGCCGGCATCTCGAAGCCACGGCCTTAGAATGGGCCGCCGTGTTGGCCCAGCAATGGAATCCGGCTGCGGCCGGGGCTACTACACTCGTGACAGCTTTAGCGCCTGGTCGTCGCGCAAGAAAGGCTTCAAGAGCGACCACGCCAGCGGATTCGGCACGAGGTTGATAAGATGTTCGATCGGCACCATGTTCCGCTCGTAGTGCGTCCGCACCTCAGCGTAGCCTTGGGCCGTGACGGAGAGGTTCTCCAGTTCCATTTGCGGGTCCACGCCGTCCAACAAGCTGTAGGCCAACTCGTATTCCGCGCGGCGGATCGCCTCGGGCACCGTCGTATCCGGGCCGCGAGGGAACTCCAACGGCTGACTCGCCTCGGCATCGCGCTCCTGTTGCCGATACTGCTCCGCTGCCTGCCGATCGAACGTGCCGTTGGTCGGGTCGCGCCACGGTGGCGGGACTTGCTGGTGAAACGCCCAGACCGTATGCTTGTGCCCCTTGAATGCCAGGTTGTCGATCAACCGCCGGGCTGCCAGCATGGCCTTCGGCTTGTCGGCATCATCAGCATCGTTCCAGGCTTGCGAGTGCAGCCGCCCCGCAAAGTAGTCTTCGGCCTCGGCGAGGTCGCCATAGTAGGACGTGTCAATCGCCATCGGGCCGCCTCCTTAGCAAGCAAACCAGGAGTAGCCTTGTTGGCCATCGGTCGCCGCCACCCACAGCTTGTTGATGTTGTCCACCTGCAACAGCGGCGACCGCTCGCCGGCACCGAGGATGTAGCCGGTATTCTTCGCGTCGGAGTTGCCCACGCAAATCGCCTGGGAATTGCCCGAGTTGGCCCGCAGCACCACGCCCTTACGCAAGGGGAAGCTGTCCGTCTTGAGCTGCTGGGGTGTCGTGGTGCAAGTGTTGGCGTCCGTCCAGAAATCGGGGACTGCGACATGATCGACGTTCATGGCTGCTTTTCCTCTTCTTGGTTGTGCTGGCCTTTGCCGCGCACGGGCGTCTTCGTCGTGTCTTTCAGCGTAGTGTCGCGACTGGTCGCCTTCTCTTCTTTCCCGGCAGCCAGATTGGCCGAAAGATCGCGGACGCCCCGGGCCCCGGCGTCGCTGTTCATTTGCCCAACCTCGTTCAGGGCCGTCGATTCGGAACCGGCCAGCTTCTCCGTCGCCGGATCGCGGCTCGTGGCTCCGGTGGTCTCGGAGCCCAATTGACCCCCCTTCTGCTGGGCCTGCAAAATCCGAATCGCCCTGGCGGCATGGTCCGCGCGGGCCTGGATGTGCTCGTCGTCATTGAAACCCAGGGCCATCGAGCCGGTCTTCTCGCCGCACAGACCGGCCTCGACCGCTGCAATGATGGTCGTCGGGTCGCTGGTGGCGTAGGGGGCCTTGTCGATCTCGTCGAAAATGGCCTGGATGTCGCCAACACTGATCTTCCCACCCAAGAGCGCCAAGACGATATTCTTTGCCAACTCGCGCTTAACCTTCTGCCCTGGCACGGCGTACATCAGCTTGACCAGGCTTTGGGCCTCTGCAATCCGGTCGGAATCCGTCTTGAGGCTGTAGCGGTCGGGATACTTGACCGTGGCGACGTTACGCTGCGAGGGGTTCCGCTCCTCGTAGGCCGCCCAGAACTCGGCGATCTGCCGCTCCGCGGCCTCCAGCACCAGGCCGATGTAGGACAGGCCGGCTTCGAGGCCCTGGTTGTCCATCGACTTCGATTCCGCCGTGGCCCGGTTCGCCGTGTCCGCCACCGCCAGATGGATCAGCTTGCGGATGCCGTCCTCCAGCTTGGCTTGCAGGTCCATCGACGCCTTCAAGGGTTCGCTGGACGGGTTGATAAATGAGGGAGCGTTCATCCCCTTGTCGTAGGTCCGGCCCTGCGTTACGCCGACCCGGATGTCATTGTCGGCACCGGGTTGTCCGCCCGTCGTCGCCGTCCCGTCTTCGCCCACGGCACTCTTCAGGTGGCCGCCCGTGGCCCGCTGGTCCTTCTGTTCAATGTAGAAGGGAAAGTTGGCTTTGAGGGCATAATTCACGTCGCCGGAGCCCAAGTTCAACAGCGCAATCTGGTGCTGGATTGCGCCACTGCCCCAATAACAGAAGAGGGGCTAGAGAAGGGCGTTTGCGGCCATAATTCCACGGCCCCGCCGATCAGATGGCAGCGGCGTCGCTTCCGCCGGTCGGTGGTCTCCCACCGGCAGGTGATGCGGTAGACGAATTGATGCAGCACGTCGCGCACGATGGCCGGGTCTGAGTGGCCGAGCCGCTGGCCGATGGTCCACACATGGTCGGCAATCCGCTCCGCCTCGGCGTCCAGGTCTGCCGCGTCAGTCAGCTTGCCGGCTTCCGCCAGTTGGGCTTTAACCTGTTCCCGTTCGGCTTGCACCAGCGATAGTTCCTCCACCAATTCGTCGGCGTCCAAGGTGCGGATGGCCTTGACCAGCCGTTTGACCTCTTTCTCCAAGTCGGCCGACCGCTTCTCCAAGCGGGTCACGTCCCGCCGATTGGCCTTCGGTTCAGCCTGGAGTTGCCTCTTGACCTCCTGGACCAGGGCGTCCCGGCCCGGTCCCAGATAGACCTCTTGGAGTTTTTTGGTGAGCCAACCGAGGACCAGGGCCGCGTCCACGGGGTTCCGGCCGCACGCGCTGGTGGGACCATTGTGGTTGGAGTAGGTCGAACAGGTGTACTGCATGTATTCGTACCGGCGGCCCTTGACCTTGACTCGCGTCGCGGCCCCATACATGGGCTGGCCGCAATGCCCGCAGTAGATCAGCCCGGACAGCGGATATTCGGCCCTGCGCTTGCGTTGGAATCCCCGCGGCCTCGGCAGCTTCGTTTGCACCCGATTGAACAGGGCCACGGAAACGATGCCTTGATGGGCACTCTCCACGCGAATGGCGTCGGGCACAAGTTTCTTGCGTTGTTCGCGTCGCCTGCTGCTGCGGGCGCTAACAACGATGTCGCCCCCCTGCATTTCGTGGTACTTGCCGCTGGCAGTTGTACCCCATAGGCTTGTGCCGGCATAGGCGCGGTTTTGGAGCACCCGGGTCACGCTGCATAGGTTCCAGCCGCCGGCTGGACTCGGAAAGCCCTTGGCCTCCAACTCGCGGGCAAGCTGCCGGCGGCTGAGGTCCGCGGTGTCGAAGCGATTGAAGGCGTACTTCACCGCGTCGATCTTCCCTTGATCGGTGCATGGCAGCAGACGAATGTGATGGCCAGGCAGATGGGCGCGCTCGCCAAGTTGCAGCCGGCGGACCAGTGTGCCGGCCGGATCGAACAGACCCCGGTCCATTGCGAAGATCGCCCGTCCGCCGTTGTGGCACCCGGTCTTGGCGACGGCGATCCGGCCCCGCAGCGACTTGGCGCTCAGTTCCAAGAGATAGTCGTTGGACGCCTTCTGGTTGATGAAGAGCAGGAGTTGCTTGGCGAAGTCTTCCAGGTCGATTGCCCCTTCGCAACACGTATGCAACCTCACGCCGGCCTTGCGGAGTTGGTTGTAGAAGCCGATGGCGTCCATCGGGTTTTCGCGGGAAACCCGATTGGTGTGCCAGGCCAGCACCATCTTGAACGTGCCGGCCTTCGCGCCCGCCAGCAGGGCAGCCAGTCCGGGGCGCGCGTCGGTGCCGCTGTCACCGGTGATGGCTTCGTCCGTGAACCACTCGACCACCTGGCAACCTTCGCGGGAAGCCAGTTTGGCGATTTCCGCGCGCTGTTCGGCGGGGGATTTTTCTTGTTGCCGGCCCGACATGCGAATGTACCCGGCGGCGACCATCAGTTTTGCGTGTGACATTGTTGCATCATCCAGGGGGCTGCGGGGTCCAAGGGCAACTCCTTCAGCATCATCGGCGATCCGTCGTTTGTCAACTTCTGCCGCCGGTCCACGTCGATTAGCAGCCGCGCCAGGGCTGGCAGCACGTTGCGGGGCGGAACATCGGATTTCGTGACAAACACAGGAGTAATATCGGAGGCGATGGTCATAGGCTGTAATCTCACGGTGTGGTTCAGATCGGGACGCCCGAGAAGAAGCCGTGTGAGCCGGTTGGCGGGCGTCAGGCGGTCTTCGTCGCCAGATACTTTCTCGCGTCCACGAGTCGCCTGAAGGTGTTTGTTTTGGACGGCCACAATGCCACCGGGCCGGGCCGGATGAAGCCGGTGGGGGTCTCGGCCGTGACGGCGATTTTCCGAATCCGGTGCCGCTGGGCGCGGCGGTCGAAAATGACTTGATAGGCGCGCATCGCTGGCCGACAAACTTGTTGCGTCTTGGTAAGCTAAAGAGTCCCGCAAGGCGACGGTCCTTGTCGCCTCGCAGGATGAGCCGCGACTGACTAGCGGCCGAACTTGCCCTTCTTCGGGGCCCGCAATCCGAGAAGCTCAGGGTTTTTCTCCCTGATCTCCATATACTGTGCCTGCGTCAGCTTCCGCACGTCGAGCTTGCCGCTGCCGCCGGTCGGCACCCCGGAGTTGCCGCCGACACCCCCCACGGCACCGGACTTGAAAAGATTGCTGTACTTGGGGATGTCCTTCATCCGCTTGACGGCACTCTCGGGCGTGTGCGGCATCACAATCGGCTCTCCGGTCTCGGGGTCATTGTCCGGGAAGTCCACCATGACCTTGAATTTCCCCGTGCCCTTGCCCGTCTTCTCGTCCGTGATCTCGGTCAGGCGTGTCACAGGTCGGAGGACCGCCATCATCGTTTCCGTGTTGAACGCCTCGCCCTGGATGGCTGCGTCCTGCAAAGCCCGCTCTACCGTGCCTTGCTTGTAGCGGGTCTCCCAGTCCTCGCGGGCCTTCTTCTCGCTCGCCAGCTCCTTCTTGTACCGCTCTTCGAGTTGCTTCTTCTCAGCCGCCGCGCGCTGTTCCGCGCTTTGGTGGCTCGCGCGCACCTCAGCCAACTGCTGTTCCAGGGAGGCCCGGTCTTCCGCGCTCAGACTGGTTTTGCTCGCCGCTTCAGCAAGGATCGCCTCCTTCTGAGCGACGTGTTTGCGGCGGTCGGCCGCCAACAAAGCGTTGACTTTGTTTTGCTGTTCCACTGTGAAGCCGCTGAAGTCAAAGCCGGCCGGGGTAGGGCTCGGCGATGGGACAGGCGCGCCTGCGGGAGGCTCTTCGCCGTCGTAGGAAATCAACACCGCACGCGACAGATAGAGAGGATTCATAGCTGCTCTCGCACCCACGATGAAGGTACAGACGCCGAGCGTCGTGGTCCGCAGGCATCTCGAAGTCACGGCCTTAAAATGGGCCGCCGTGCTGGCCCAGACAAAACTACTTGGCCCATTGCGTCTCAGCGAGCCGGCTCGACCGGACCGCACGGCCGACGCACAGATTGTGCTCGGCCTTGCGTCGCGTCTCCTCGGCCTTTTGGGCTTTGGCGAACTCGTCGTAGTACGCGGTCATCTTGGATTTGTCGATCGCTTTCACTGGCGCACCGCCATTTTCGGCAGAAGAACGTAGGTCTTACTGGATCTCTCGTTGACGGTTGCTTTGGCCGCGGTCTCGCCGCGCTTCCTGTCGGCGTTCAAGGCCCGGACAGCCCCGGCAACTATGCGTTCCTGCTTGGAGCTACTTTTCATTCTTGTTCTCCGATTTCAGTGACATGACCTTGTTGATTGCACGATCGCCGATTCCTTTTACGTGGCCGGCGGCCTTCTTCGTGTCATTGACCGCTCGGGTCAGGTTGAGTTTTCGCACCGTGTCGGTGCCTGTACGTTGCATGATCGTCTCCTTGAAAAGGGGCTCATTGTTTTCGGTGCCGGCATCCAAGCCCCCATCCAGGTGCCGGCACTCACTCAACGCCGGGGACTAGGCCGTTGGGATCGGCGCACCGGCTCAACCGGTGTCGAGCAACGCCGGAAGTATTCAGGTCGATTGGTTTTTAGTTGCACGAGACTTCGGCGTGCGTCTGCTTCATCGTCGCACCACCGGAGGTGGCTCAGAACGTGCTCGGTCGCGCTGACGCCGGCACCATGCACAAGTTGCTTGCAAAGCGTCAAAGAAATGCGGCGGTCGTTCATAGGTCGCTCCTGATTCTTGGCGGGTAAAAGGACGGACCGGCGATCGGCAGTTGGAGTGATCCCGGGGGAGCGTCAACACGGCCGGCCCGTGGATTGAAAATCGGCCGCGGAGGCTCGATAATGTCAGAATTCGCCTTCCAAACGTCCAAGGGGCAGAGGACGTGACTCACTGCTGCCAGCATCGACGCAGGTTGCTGGTTCATGCGTTAATTGCAACGGTTGGCCTCGACGCCGAAAGATTTCTGCGAAGTCCGCGGTCAGCGCGTCAAGCAGGTCGTCTCGATTCGGGACGTTCGTTAGTCGTGCCGCGATGGCAGCGCTGAGTTGTTGGGCGATGGCCATCACCGCGCCCCGCTCCAAGAGTTCGCCAACTCGTACTTGATTGGTGACGTGAGCGCTCGAAAGCTTTGCAATTGTCGAGAGCAGTCCGTTGGCCAGCCCGCTCTTGCCCTCCTCAACGGCGCGGCGAATTAGCAACTTGCAAATGCGGATTTCGTCCGCAACCTGCCCCACGTCGTCGCCGTCGAAGGCTCGCAGTTCCTTTTCAATTTCGGGCGGGAAAGGGTATGGCATGATTTTGTCTCCAAAGTGTTGAATCTACGCTTCGCAGATTCGCACAAAAACGCTGCGGCTGACCGCAAAGTCGGGATGCGCTTGCGCGAATTCGTGTCGCAAGCCTTCCACAGATAGGCCGACCAAACCCGGCGTCACAGCCAACCAATCCCGAACCACCTTGTCACGGAAATCCAAAAGCAAAGCATCCAGCATTGTTCGGCAATAACGGTCGAGCTTCGGTTTTGCTCTCGGACCAAGGAGGCCGCCCAACGCGCGGTCGATCGCTTCGCCCCGCAAATCAAATGCGGTCCGCAGCACGCGGCGCACCTCAGCCGTTGTCGCGTGCCGCCAGTCTCCAGCATCCTTGATTTCCCAACCGGCGAAGGCTTTGTCCGCATACGTCGGCCGGACCAAGTGTGCCGGCTGCTTTGGCGGATGATACGATCGCGCGTAGGCTCGCATGTCGTCCAAGAGTCGTTGCAAGTCGTCGTCCAGCGTAATCAAGGTTGCTTCTCCTGTAGTTGTGTGCGGCGCACGCGCCGAAACTCATGCAGGGCGTTGTCACTCAGGCAGCAGCGGAAGCGGGGTCCGGCTGCCTCGATTCCCGCCGTCAATAGCGCGCCGCGCATGTGCTCGTTCGTAATGGCCAAGCCGGAGACGACCTGGCACGGAAATCGCAGTTCGGACACCAAGCGTGCGCGACGAATCGGAACGAGACTGGTCTTGATCCATTCGAGCATGGCCGCTTGATCTTCGGCTGGCAGAGCGTTGAACGCAGCGCACGGGTCAGGTGTGTTCAGCGGATGGTCGATCCCCTCGACCAGAACGAACCTGCGAAAGTCGTAGAGCTTCTTCGACTTTGTGTCAGCCGCCAGGTAATAGGCTGCGCCGTACTGATTTCGGTGGTGAACGGTGTAGCCGGCTTGGGCCATCGCCGCCTCAAGGTCGGCTGTCGTGATCTCGACTCCCAAATCACGGGACGCCTGCCGTGCCAGGATGTGGGACGCGAAACGGTGTGGTTCGTCGGCAGCAGCGAACGCCCATTTGATCCAATCGTGTATCGTCATGCCTGCACCCCATAGGTCTCGATCGCGTCGGGGACAAGGACGAGGTTTTTGTAAGCGCGGTACTGTTTCTTGCCGTTGCGGCATATCGTCGGCCGAACTCTGCCGCCAGTCAGCTCTTTGAGTTGTGTTGTGAAGGGCCCGGGTTTCAGGGGTTCCGCCTCCTGCGCCTTGCACCATCCGGCGTAGACAAGACGGACATCATCTTTGGGAGTGTACTCACCCACCTTGACGTGGCAGCACTCCTTGAGAAACACGTTCACCGGCGAATTCTCGTCAGCCAAGTCAACCTTGTCTTCGGTTTCGACGATCGGCAGTCGGAGCCGGTCGATGATTGCGGGCAGTCGCCAGTGTTTGAGCGTGTAGAGCATGGCCGGCGCTTCCGCGGCCAGCTTCGCCATGAGTTCCTTCTTCGGGATCGGGTTGGCCGGCTTGTCCACCCAGCAGACCACGATACGACTGTCGCCGGCCAAGACCGGGATGTGATCGAGTTGGTTGCAACACATGAAAAAATGGGCCGAGCACGGGACGTGATACAAGTCGGTCCGCATACGACGAATCGGCAGCACGCGGGCCGTCGTCCACTGCTTCAGCCGATCCAACGCCTTGCGATTACCGGCAAGTGAAATTTCTTCGACGACGCACAGCAGCGCGCCCTCCAGTTCGCCGTTGAACAGTTCTTGGCGGGTTAGGGCCTCGTTGACGTTGACGATGCCCGACGTAAACAGGAACTCGTTCGTAGCCTCATATACAATCGACTTGCCCGAATTCTGCACGCCTACCGTGGCGATGAACGGCAAAGGCTCAAACGGGGCCTGGATCAGGCACGCCATCCACGCGCGCACATAGTCTCCGCCCGAGTGAATCCCGTTCTCCGCGAACCAGGGGTTCTTCTTAATGGCTTCTGTTAGGCCAGCAAATGTGTGGTTGTAGATCAAATCCCAGTGCGGGTGGTCGCCTTCTTCGGGTGGAACGGTGAATTGTGCTGCGTCGATATTGCAGCGCCGGCCGGGAAGCCACGCCGGCTGAAAGGGTTGAATCACGAGGAGGTGCGGATCACGGATGGCATCGCCGATCTTGCGTTCAGCCTCGTCCTTTGGCAGACCGGTTGACTGTAGAGCCATCTTCGCGGGGCCAAGCCCTTGGCGGACCCACGCGCCGTTCTTCTGTTGGATCAGGAGTCCAGCCGCCTCACCTTTGGGAGTGACCAGGGCGCGCACGGTTTCATCGGTCTGCACATCCTCATATTCAGACACGATATGCTGCGTGAATCCGGCAATCCAACGGCTGCCTTTGTCGAGCCACCCAGGAAAATCAGCGTCGTCCTTTTCCCGCGCGATCGCGGCCATCAAGCGTCCATCTTTATTGGCCGACAGACAGGTCTTGCGATGGACCAATTTGTCCGGGACCTCAAAGTCGCAGCCTAGCAGGTCCTTGACCGTCTCACGGGCGGCCATCGTCGTTGGAAAAACGTAGCCGCCCTTCTCGGGGTCCTCGACTCCGCCGTGAGCGCGTGCCGCTGTCCGCAGGTCGGGCCGGCGGTTGAAGTAGCAGGTGGTCCACCCTTCGCCGTCCTGGGTCCAGGTCTCGGCCTCCGCAACGCCAGGCGAAAAGCGGTAGGCGCGCCAGGCCCCGTTGGGCAACGCGAAAAGGAAGCAGTTGGGGTTGCCTGGATTTCGTCCCTGGGAATTCGTATCGAACACTCCAACCAGCTTCAACTCTCCGGCCTCCGGCCCGTCCATCAACCATTTGAGAGCACAGGTGTGGGTCTGTAGCAGGTGGTGGTCGGCGATCCACAAGGTCGTGTAGTGGGAACGCTGGAGGGCCTCGATCTGGGCCTTGTGGCTGTCGTCCAGGGGGATGATCGTCTGTGCCGACGCCAGGGCCTCGAACTTGTCGAGCTTCTCGTCACTTAGCGCGTTTACACGCACCTTGGAACGCTTGCGGGTCACGACCTCGATATGGTCGCGCCAATTCGCCGGCAGGTCGGCCGCCGTGAGCACTTGGGTCGCCGGCTTGATGATCTCCAGGCCGTGGTTCTCGGCGGTCATTTTCCGGTGCCAAATCCACATCACCCCGCCGCAGCAGTCGATCTGCGAGGCGAAGTCGAAGTTGCATTCGCTGGACATCATGCCCAGGATCGCGCGGGCCAGGGCGGCATGGACCGTGTGGTTCTCGCACGGGATGCCGTCCAGGTATGAGCGGAGGTGTATCCCGCCGCCGCCCGTGCTCCGGCGGACCTCCACGTAGGGCAGGGCGCAGGCTGCCTCCTTGACCTGCGCGAGGGCTTCGTCAGTGATCCCGACGCCCGTGGCATGGCTGGTCAAGGCGTCGAAGTCGTAAGCCACCGACAACGATCGCCGGTTCTGCCAATCCCAACCGGTCATGCCGATCCCTTCGGCGTGGTCGGTGAGGGCGAAACGCAGCTCGTAATCCGTCCAATGGGGCTCGCTGTTGGCATCCTTGGGTGCGCGGATGGAATGCCATGTATCGGTCCCGTTGCTGAACGTGGACCGTTTGCCCTCCACCGGCTCGCCGTCGCCGACCGCCACGTTGAGTTGGGTCTCCATCGCAATGGACCAGCCGTCGATCAAGTCGGCGTTGGCTGGCGTCTTGCGGGCGTGAAGGAACTTGTGGAGAGCTTCGGATACTGTTGGCATGGATGCTACCTCATTGCTGCCTCAGGAGGATTGGATATACCAGTGTGGCTAGCTGAGGTAAAACCACACGGGTGGGCGCTTCCGGTGTAACCGGAAGCGCCGGTGGAAGCGCGCCTTTGGATTTAATTTCTTCTTTGCGCCTCGAAGAGAGATTTGTATTTCTAGCGCGGAAGCGCTGGATACATCGGAAGCGCAGATATGAAATTGGTTGGGAATAAGGAGTTATGGCGCTTCCGGTGTGAAAATCCGACCGGAAGCGCTTCCGGTGTATTTGCTCTTTTGGCGGCCCGTTCACCGGTCAAATGCCGCTTGCGGGTGGAAAGCAACGCCTGAACGCTGGCGCTTCACCTTGCCAGACCCGAAGCGCGACCCGCAAGAGCCCAGATTCCAGGTGTAGGCACATCGCGGTCATGGATACTGGCGTGTGCGTGACAGCTACCAGCAGCCTGCGGGTTGTCGTCTTCCGCCGGCGCAGACCACGATCGCAAAAGATGGTATGTGTGGGTGGTATATATCAGGCCGTGGTGACGAGCGTCACGCCGATTGAATAAGTTGTCGCCCTACGACAAGCGTCGTCCCGGCAACTTCGACAAGTTGGTAGCCTGCCCGGCCAAGCTCCGCGAGGAAGACGCTTCGACCGATGGGACCGACTGAATGTTCGTAGGCGACTCGCAACCGAGCCACGCTGACGGCCACGCCCGGCCGCTCGACGGTCGCCGCCTTGATGAACTCACCGATGTTTGCTTCTTGGAGCGTATTCATGGTCGTCTCCTGGTGCAGTGTCCAATATTACTAAAGCGTTTTTCCCCGGTTTTGTCCCACGCGGTGGTCCGTTTTTTTCGATTTCCGCGAGGTACTCGACGTAGCGTTTCCTGATCGTCTCGACCGTCCTCTGGACGGTCGAGCGCGCGACGCCAAACACATCCGCAGTCTCGCATCGGGTATGCCCTTCCGCCAAAATCGTAACGACTCGGCGCTGCGTGTCGGTCCCACAAACGTGCAACAACGCTGCGGTGGTTTCCCTCGCTGCTTCTTCTGCGTCGCGTCTTGAGTTGAATTGCCTGCCCGGCCAATTGCGTGTCTTGCCTGCCGAGAGCCTTTGCGACCGTGGCGCACCAGCAGGGATGGGGACAAGCACACCGTCGTAACCCTTCGACCAGTCAATTCCCTTCTTGCCGTCAGCTTCTCCGACCTCTAGTTGACGGAGGGCAGTCTCGTCGGGAAGTCCGCTCGTGGCGTGTTCCGCAAAGGATTCGCGCGCCATCGCGCGTTTGATCGCCGTCCTGAAGTAAGCCGCGGGATAGGCGGACATGGATGGGATTTTCTCCGCGGCCTTGACCAGCGCCGTGTTGCCGATGCTCACCAATTCATCAACTCCCGGCGTCGGATCACGTCCTTTCCAGTTCCGCCGAAACCATGTTGCGCAAGGCTTGACCAGATCGAGGTTGGCAAGGACCAGTTCGTCGCGCACGGCTTTTTCACGGGCAGCGGCGTCCGGCGCGGCCTGGTCGATGGCCGCCAAGCGGAACATTAACTCGGCGTTGGATTCGTGGTTCGACATGATGCAGGGTCCACAGGGTATTGGCTGCGTGTAAACGACATGAAGGCCGCCCGCCTCACGCGCGGTTAGGCTTACCGATAGACGTTACGTTAGGTCCGCGTCGAACCAATCGGGGCGCGAGCGGAGACGCTGAACGATCGCCGGCCGGCTGATGCCCGCCGCGTCGGCCGCCTCCTGACGGCTCCGCCAAACCTGGACGCGCCCATCCCGGTCAACGTGTGAGACCGCTCGCCCCTTTCCGTGGCCGCCGACGATGCGAGGTTCGCGGATCGCCGCGGGGAACCAATCCCGTAGCATGTCCGTCACCATGCGGGCGGTTGCCGCGTGCAATCCGAT